CGAGGGCCGCTCCGCCGATGGCTGCTCCGGCTTTTCCGACCGTACTGGCCACCTTGCCGAACTTATTCCCTGTCTCTTCAGCCTTTTTATCTGTCTTCGCGAGCGAATTGTTCGCTTCTTCTGTGTCAACGAAGATGCTTCCCACGAGCTTGAAAATGTCCATAGGTCAGCCCTCCAGTTCCTTCCTGATTTCTGCGACTTCTGCGAGGATCTCTTCAGAAGGCCGCGCGTCATAATTCTTTCCGGTCACTCGTTCGTAATAGGTCTCAAACGGCTCGTAATCGACCATTTTCATGTTCATCAGAGGCAGAAGGGCGTTCCATTGTGCCCGCTTTCTGTCCCTGTCGTTCTCTTCCGCTGCCTTTATGATCAGGTCAATGACCACTCCGGCCGGAAGCAGATAGATCTCTGACAGATTTCCGTATCTGTGCAGCAGCAGGTCATAGATCGTTATTTGATCAAACCTGCCAACGATTTGAAAAAACGCTTGTAGCCCTCTGTGTCGATTACTTCGGACAAGCCTTTGATTTTCTCTATCGCTTCGAGCGGTTCCATCTCAGAAAGCTCTTTCGGATCCATTTCCAAGGGGCCGGCAGCCAGCTCCCAGAACATCTCCTCCGCCTTCTTCGACCCACAGTTGCCCAGGACATTGAACAGGAGGCCAATGCCGAGCTCCTTCTGTGAATAAGTCTTCTGCTCCATTGCCGAGGCGATAAGCTTGACCTGTTCTTCGATTTCCAGTTCCTTCACAAGCCGCAGAGCGGCAAACACATCGGTACCACGCAGTTTTCTCATCTTGGCTCCTCTCTGTATAAAAAAATGGGACGACCCGGAGAGAGCCGCCCCTCGTGATAATTCAGTTTCAGCTCGTGCTCGCCGCCGTCATGGCCGGGTAGAGATCCGTGAGCTTGGTGATGACCTGAAGAGCATTCAGCTCCAGGGTCGCTCTGGATCCTTCCATGACCACTCTGTCCTTGACCGGGCCACGATCCCCGTCGGCGGAGATTTCTCTGTATTCACGTTCGACCGTGAAATGAGAGCCGCCTCTGGTCAGGGCCACGTCGCTGGATCCGATCGTCACGACACCAGCACCAAGGACGATATCGTCAGCTGCGCCGGTGCCAGCGGTATACACGACCTTCCAGGGCTCTGCGTAATCGGAGTCCGTGGAAACCATCGAATTCGTGTTGGTGTAAGTCGCCGTGAAGGTCACGGTCGCCACAAGGTCATCCTTCTCAGCGAAGGTCCAGTCCACATTCGACATGGAGATCGCGTTGTCGAGGGTAATGACCACAGAATTCCCGGACTTGGTCTTGCCGGTCCACTTCACAGTCTTGAAGTCGCCGGAGACGATCTTGCCGGAACCCTTATATCCTACTGCTGCCATTAGGTGTTCCTCCTGTTAAGATGTTGCTCTGTCATAAAGCTGGCACGTCATCCGGACCAGCTGTCTGGTGATATTCTTATCGGGGTCTTCCACTTCTGTGCGGATCTCCGGGTAGAACGTGGGAAGAATCCCCGTCTGCGGAGCGTTGACATAGCTGAACAGGTCCTCGATCGCGTCCGCGATGTCTTCGGCCTTTGCCATGTCCTTGTAGGTGAAGACCTCGATGTCAAGGGTATAATCGTTTCGAGTCATGTCGCCGATGTCAGCTGAACTCAGGTCGAAAACGATATGCGGATACATGGCGTTTTCATCAGCGATCTGGTACCAGATAGAGGAGATCCCCTGCTCGGTCTTAATGCTGTTCAGCTTCGTCATGATCGCGGCTCTTAACTCATTAGTTCTCATCCGCGTCGCCCTCCATATCGTCTTCGTCAATCAGTGCTTCCAACCTTGCAGCTTCTCCGGACAGTCCGGAAAGATACTGGCTTTCAATCTTGACAATCTCTGCCACATTATCCTGGGCCGCATGGGTCAAAAGCCCTAACCTCGGTATGCTGCCATCTTTGGCGCCAAATTCTTGGAAAAACGCATAGAAGCCTTCGACCTCTTTCCCCTTGTGGGAATGCGGCAAGCCGATTTGCACACGAGGGTATTTAGTGTTCTTACCGGAAAGGACCTGGGACTGAATAGCCTGTCCGCCATGCCCAGACCGACGCTTAAAATGGCTATAATATGCGGTCTTCCAGACCTTCTTGACATATTTTCCAACGTCACGAAGAGCCGCTCGACTTAACTCGAAGATAAAATACTGGACCTGGTCAACATTTGACGTGTAAGTAACCCGCCCGTCCTTGCTAACCTTCGTCACGCTTTTAGGCGTACTCATTTATCCACTCCCCGAGCCAGGGTAAGCTCCATCCGGTTGCCGTCTCTGTAGGTCCTTAACACAGAATAGGTCTGAACTTCCTCTTCTCCGAAGGCGGCGTATTCCACGACATCTTCTCCGTGGTAGTCCAGATAATCCGCGATAATGACCTTTACAGTAGGCTTCAAACCGACAGCAGACGCCTGGTAAAACTCATTCTGTGTAATCGACTTCAGCTCGGCGAACACGTCCCTCTTGACGAGCGTTTCCTGCGCGTCGCCATAGGTCGTGACCGTCTTCGTGATGCCGACTAAGGTGATAATGTCGTTAAACACCCGGCACCTCCAGAATCGACTTCCGCAGATTGTCAGCCTGGAGCCGGAAAGACTCCATGTACTGTTCTGCGAACTCTTCCGGACCCATGTGCGAATGTACATAAGACCGGATAGCACGAGTGACCAGGTCGTTCATCTCGTCTTCAACGATTTCAGCAGGAACGCCGACTCTCTTCAGCTCCTGCTTCGCCGCGAAAATATGAAGCAAGATATCAGAATCCAGGACATCCGTCCGGATCCGGAGCTCAAGCCTGCAAGAATCAAGTAGTGCCATTCTGAACCTCCATGAACTTTTCTTCATTGATCACGACCGACCCGATGTGACCCACTTTGACCCTCGAGTCGCAGAAAATCTTCGCTCCGGCATCCCGTGCCGAAAGACAGAAGCTAAGGTCTTCCCCGAAACCGATGATCGGCGTGAACGGGAGGCCCTTCTTCAGGTAGATCTTTTTCACCAGGTCGGTTCGCATAAGGACAGCTCCGAAACCACAGGCTTCGACCTCGAAGATTGAATCCTTCGGGTAATCGAAGAACGGGTCGGCCTCCGGGATCGTGCGGCCGCTTTCCAGGTCGAGCGTGTAGGCCACCCGACTGTACACGCAAGGCTTGTATGGCGGCTTTCTGGTAAAGAAAATCCCGCAGACCATGTCCCGGCCTTTGATGTCAGCCATCAGTTTCTGCATGAGATCCGGCTCAAAGACCATGTCGGAATCCAGCCAGAGAATGTAATCATAGCCATCTTCCACGGCCTTCTGAGCCAATCTGTTCCTGGCGTCATAGACCAGAGACCCTTTCAGGAAATACTGGTCAGCTGCACCGACTATCCTTAATGTCGACAGCGACGTGACAAAATCCACATGGATCGTCTCGCCGCATGGGATCGCGATCAATGTTTTCATTTCGGCTCCTTTTCGGCTCCTTTAGAAAAAACACCCGGACCATCGGAGCCGTGATGGCCCGGGCATATCATCTCTACGCCGCCAGGCGGGATGATCAGGAAGCGCGGTAGAACCGCACGAAGGCCGCAGCCAGATCGAGCTGGCCGTCAGCCTGGCAGACACCGCGGTAGATGCGGCTGTTGCTGCGGAAGCCGATGGAATCGTCCTTCGCCACATTGACGCCTTCGCCGAGGTTCATGTGGTAGTGATTCAGATCGCCGTACAGGATGTTGTCGGCGGAATCGGAGTCCACACAGTTGTCGTCCAGGATGACCTCGTGGCCGAACAGCATCTTCTTCATGCCGTCCTCAAGGTTCACGAAGGTGTTATGGTCAGCGATAGCCATGACCTCCTTGTAGAAGACCTCGGCGGGCATGATCCAGGACGCGTTCTGCTGATAACCGGAATCCAGGGCGGCCATGATCTTCAGCAGGTCAGCCTTGGTGCAGGCAGCGGCCGTGAAGGTGCCGGTAGCGGTAGCCACGGTCGTGATGATGCCGGTGGGCTGGCTGGAAGCCGCGCCGGAACCGACGATGACGGCCTTCTGGAGGGCGGACTCGATCTTGTTGGCCAGAGCTCTGACAAGCCAGGTCTCGAAGGCGGGGATCGCCATGGCCTTGACGTCAGCGGAGATCTCCAGGGTCTTGATCAGCTGGAAGGGCTTCAGGTCGATGTAGGACACGACATCAGCGGAATCCGACGCGGTAGAAGTCCACGCGGCGTCGTTATTGACGCTGTACACCGGGATCCGCACGTAGCCGGGGATCTGGAGCAAGTCGATCTTGGAAAGGATCGGGTTCTCCTGAAGGAGGACGACGATCTTGTTCAGGGTCTCGGTGGGGATGACAGCAGCGGACTCGGTGATCGCGGCACGCTCTTCCTCGTTCATGTCGATGCCCATCAGGTTCTTAAGCCAAGCTTCACGATAATTGATTTCCATAGGTTTGATTTCCTCTCTCGTTTCGATGATTTCTTCGGGCTTAACTTCGCCCGCTTCGAGGGCCGCGGCATCAGCCGTTCTGGCCTCGATCTCTTCCAGCTCCGCTTTGCGCTCAAGCAGAAGCTTCTTCTCATCGGTGGCCGCCTTGACGACCTCCATGTCCTGAGTCTCACGGACTTCCGTGTCGAGCTGCGCAAGTCTCTCCACGATTTCCGCCAGAGTCATTTCGTTCGGGTCTCTCATTATTCGACCTCCTGATTGAAATATTTTGCTTTTGCTTCGGCGAGATCCTTCTGCCTCTGAAGTCGCTCCGCTTCCAGCTCTTCCATCGCTCCGTGGAAGGCTGCTCGGGCAGAAACTGCCGAAATATCTGTGCCCGGATTGGCCGGGATAGATACCGCTGACACGTCGTAGATCTTCCGGATCTGTTTGATCGTTCTGGTCACGACTTTGTTCTTCCGATCGACGTCGATGTCGTCTTTGTCGACGGTGAAGGCGAAGCTCATCTGATCGACCAGGCCGGAGCGGATAGCTTCGTAAAGCTCCCGGCTCTGAGTCGTGGAGGACAGGTCAGCTTCTGCAAGAAGGCCTTCGTCCTCGATCGAAAGGTTGAGGGTGCCATTTTTCAGGCGGGCATAAACCATCCCTTCGTGATTGTAGAGAAAGATGACGTCGGACATATCCGCTGCGTCGAAGGCGTTCCGATCCATCTGCTCTATGTAAGAAAACTCACCATCATTCCAGAGCTCGTAAGGCTCGAAAGTGGAAGCGTGGCCACGCACGGTGTAATCCGGTTCCACGCCCTCTTCTACCATGATGCTTACCAGCTGAAGGCTTCTGGTCTCTCTGTCATTCTTCATTTTCGTCTCCCTCCTGTTCGGACGGTTCTTCTGTGGTGTCATCTGCCGGCGCATCAGACGGTGCGACCTCAGCCGTGTCAAGCCTCCGGATGGGAACGTCCCCTCCATCGATTGGCGCCAGGTTAAATAAAGCCCGCCACTCATTCGGAGTCATGCCGCCGCGGTCCACCAGAGCGACCATGGAAAGCTTCGTGGCCGTCGAAGTGTACTGGATCCGGTTGGATTCGTAACGAATGTACGCGCCGAAAGCGATTTCGCGTTCTGTGAAACACTTTCTCGTCAGCTCGACAGACAGAGCAATCAGGAACGGCTCGATCTTAGCGTCGTAGAACGCCTCCATCTGAGATTCCGTGTAGTCGCTCATGATAATGTGGTCATTCACGCCGTAGTAGCGATAAATGTTCTGTCGGAACTCTCTCTGCTGTTCCCAGGTCGTGACAGTAGGAGTCATCGTAATCGGCGTGAACTCCTGCGTCGCATCCAGGGAAGCAATGCCGCCCTCGTTTTCGAGATTCAGATAGTCCCGAACAAAATCATCTTTCTGTTTCTTCACGGCATCCGGAGCCAGCATGGCCTTCGTGGACTTCAGAATGCCTCGAAGATTCGCCGTCGCTTTCACAGCATTGGCCACGCCCTGGTTCGTCGTGTTCATCAGCTCGAGCATGGGCAGGATGGCCGTGTTATCGTCGCCGGCAATGTCGGAATTGTTGTAATCCTTCCGGAGCACAGCCAGGTCAGCCCAGGGGAGCACCATCTCTCTGTCGGATCCGTTGAAATGGAACTTGATGTAGAGCCTGCCGTTATAATCCAGAGCCTCGAAATACGAATACGGCACCGGATAGAATCCGGAAGGACGCCCCGTGTCATCTCTGTGGATGTAAACGAACGCCGTGTTCTGCACTTCGAGCCTGGTGCGGATCTTCGCCAGGAAGTCCTTCCCGTTCATGTAGAGGTTCGGCGAGTCGTTCAGGATCCGCTCGATGCGCGGCACACTACAGCGAGCGTTTGCCTTGCTGGTATGATCAGACAGCGCACGGATGCAGCTGCGGACCGTGTCACTCTTGAAGATGTCAGAACCGAACGCGGAGAACAGCGCACGATAGGCGCCAAGCTCCTGCCAGGTGCCCACTCTCTGGCTCTGTAACTTTGCCGGCTTGAAGAAATCTAAAAAGCTCATTATTTGCTACCTCACGTAAGGCATGAATTCATCGTAGTGTTTCACATAGCCGACCCAGGCGTTCAGCAACGAGACCGTGCCGTCGATCCTTCTGTATTGCTGGATCTTTACTGGCTGAATCGTCTCGATGCCATCTTTGTTCAGAGCCTTGACAGCCGTATTCGCCAGGCACCATCTCAAAATCGGGTTATTCTGGTAAACGACCTTATGATCCCGGAACGCCGCGCCCATCTCTTTCATGGGCTGGCTCCAGGTGTACGGGCCCTGTGCGGTCTTCTCCATGTCGAACCCGGCGGAGAACATCTCTTCCTGCCAGTAACCGGCAAGCGCACGGTCATAGCAGACCCAAAGCGGCCTGATGTCGTGCTTCTCCACCATTTCGATGAACCATTCTGTGACTTTGTGATAGTCGACCTGGGCTCCCTCGTTTATGGTCAGCCAGCCCTGTTCAGCCCAGAGCTTGTACGGAACGGACTTCACATCCGCGCCCAGCTGCTCATCTATCTTTTTCTGTGGGATAAAGTAATGCTGGAGGACATAGACCGTTTCGTCTTCCGGCTTCCTGACGAGCAATGTCGCGCACGTCAGGTCATACACAGAAGACAGGTCACAGCCGGCCACCGCATAAGAGTGCTCCAGCTTCTCCATCGGCACGACAGTCTCACAGACGAAATCCTCGAACCGAAGCCAGGCTGAAAACTGGCTCTCCGGAAGGTTGAAATCTTTGGTCAGGACTGTCGGCAGGAAGGAAGGATCTCTCTTCGCCTTCTCCACATTCGCGGCCAGGGTCGACAGCTTCTTGATCTTGCCGAGCCCAGGATTCGCTTCCGGCCAGTGCGCCGGGTCGTCCCAGGTCGCACGGTCGTTCAGCTCGTAGATCAACGGAAGGGTCTCATAATCCTCGTAGCCAGGCTGCCACAATGCCGTCGCAGACCAGACAGGATACTTCGCATCGAAGAAGCCTTCCCTGACGAAGCCGTTCGTACTGATAAGCCAGGCTAAAGGCTGGTCTCTCATGGACTGGCCCTGGACCATCACGTCAAAGAGATCTGAATTCTTCGCCGCGTGGAATTCGTCCTGACTAAAAAAGGACGGGTTCAGGCCGTCCATAGTCGAAGTGTCCGCCGCCAGGCATTTGATAAAGCCCATGTTTGACGGGCAGTAGATATCTGATTGCCGCTTCTTGGTAATCGCACGGAGCTCCGGCGACTGAAGCCGCATATTCACGCATTCTGTATAGATCAGGTTCGCCTGGTCCTTCTTGTTCGCGGTGCAGTAGACCTCCGGACCGTTCTCCCGGTCGTTCAGGAACACGTCCCACTCTACCGCTGCCGTCTCTGTTGATTTCCCGCACTTCCGGCCGCGGATGTCGACGACAGTTTTGAACCTTCTGTGGCCTGTCGCCTTCTCACGCCAGCCAAACGCGAGCTGGATCTTCGCCTTCTGGAACAATTCCAACAGCACCGGCTGCCTGGCGAATTTCCCCTTCGAGTGCTTGCAGAACCTCTCGATGAAATCAATATGCCGCTGGCCCTCTACGGCATCGAAATAATACGGGAAGCCTTCCGGTGGGTTCTGGATCCACGCGCACTCTCGCTCATACACGGCGCGCACTTTGTCGGAAACGACTTCGTCCCCGGACAGTATCGCGTCCAGGTATTTCTGCGGCCAGTTAATCGGAGCCATTCAAAAAGGCCATGATCTCCGCGCCAGGTGCAGACATTTCGGAAGCCGGCAGAAGGTCCGTCAGCTGTTTGATGACCGCCGCGTACTGCTTCTGGATCTTGATGTACGCCGCTGCCTCCACAGAATCCTTCTTCCCGTACTGGTTCGCGCCATTCTGATAGGTCTCAGACCATCCGTTCACCGCGATCGTCTCTCTGAGGATCTCCAGCTGCTCCGCCATGAACGCCGCGTCGGCGACAAGCCCTTCTGTGATCAGACGCCGGTCCTCCGGAAGCTGGCTGACGATGTTTTTCAATTTTTTGAGTTCTTTCTCGACAGTAAAAACAGCTTTCTTCGCCAAACTCCGATCATCTCCTTGTTTGTCTTTTCAACACCCCCCATGTCGAGCTAAATCAGCTCTAAAAAGG